CTACGGCTCCGAGTCCAGCACCAAGTGCCGCACCTTGCATAGCTGGATCCTTAAGCTCTTCCAGTGTCGGAAGTCTGTCTTCGTTTATTCTAGTTGATAGGACTTCTTCACCAGCTGTGAATGCGGATCCTACCCCACCTTGGACAACGGTGGCGCTAATAGTTGGAAATTTCTTTGCTAATGGAACAGCTGCAGTAAGCCCCCTCGGAACAGGTATAATGTTGATGAAAGCAGAGGCAATGATATTGCCGTAGTCCAGTTCTTCACCAAGCATTTTCTGCCTAGTGTATGCGCCCAGCGCACCAGAAGCTAGACCTCCCACAACCCAGCCGGCGGCTGTCCCAACGATAGGAACAGCGGTTCCCGCTGCGGTACTAGCTAATCTTCCGCCCTCGGAGATAGCAATTTCAGCGGCTATAGCAGTCGCTTCTTCGCCAAGAGTTGTATCTTGACCTGCGTTCTCTTCAGCTACAGCTAGAGCGACATCACCAGCAGCCTCACGCTGTTGGTAATTATTGTATTCAAGTCTCTTGGCTTGAAGCTCCTCAAGTCTTCTGGCTTGTTCTAGGGAAAGAGCCATATTGGTTTACTGATTTAACTGTGCTTGGCGCATTAAGCGAGCCTCTTCTTCCAGATCATCTGGAGTTAGAGGCGTAGGTGTAGGTGTTGGTGTTGGGTTGAACATATTACCGAAAGCTTCAAAACCGCTTCCTCTTCCCTCCATCTGGTAGGGGGAGTAGTATTTGTTTTGTCCATCCATATTAACTATCATACCACCCTGTGGTCCAGGTGTAAATGTAGGAGATTGATTCTTCTGGCTCATCAGGAACATATTGGTAATCTCGGTGCTTAAACCTTCTGTCGCTGCTACCCTTTGCGCAAAGGGAACTTCGTCCCCGAAGTTCATAGCGAGTGAATCGGCGATACTGTTGGAAAGGGGGTGATCCTTACCGAGCATCTCTATCATTGACTCGCCAAAGGCAATGCTTCGATTGATCTTGGCTTGACCTTCCTTCTGTTCCTTCTTTTTCTTCTTGTATCCTTCGATACCTGAAGCGACGGACTGACCAATGTTAGCCATTGCCTGTCCTTCTATCTCGCCGGCTCTTGCGAAGCCGCTGTAATCCGCCTGCATTAGGCGGGGGTCTACTGTTGTTCCTGATTGAAATGCCATACTATTTAATTTTTGTATTCATCCACTTGCGGATGATTGATTTTACACGGGGCTTGTTTGAAATAAACTTAGCTGTTTGCTCGCCATACTTTATGTATAGATTGCGGAGCCAGCTTGGTGCATCGTTAAGCATCCATTCACGGAACTCTAGCCACTGAGGATTCTCAATGCCGTAGACCTCACGGGCTACCCAGCACAAACCAATGACTGCTCCTAAGGCTGAACCCATCATTGAACTCTTGCCTGCGCTACGTGCTGCATTAGCTTGAGCCTGCGCCCCAAGCAGTGATACTTGATTGGACTGCTCTTGCATAGCCATATTGATACCTACGTTAGGATCGAATAGCTGAGGACCCATAGGTCCCGATGCGCCCTGCTGTGCCTGTCCTAGCATTGACCCGCCTAGACCAATCGCAGACGAAGGACGACCAAGAATAGTCATACCTACGTCACCTGCTAGCTGACGGTTCATACCGAAAGCTGGTTGTGCAAACTGAGCTGTGTAGTCCGAGCGACCAAGCGCTTCTGCGGCAAGGGACGACTGGTCACCGATGCGACCCCTAGCCAGGCTTCCCTGTCTTGCCCTTTGATCTACGCCACGTTGCTCCTCTGGGGTCAGTTGACCCATAGCCTTGCGGGACATACTCTCTGCAATTTCTGTGCTATAAGGATCAGCGTCACGGTAAGCCTCGACTACTTGAGGTGCGAACTCCTGTAATGCACCTACATCATCAGCACGTTGTAAGCCCAGTTGCTCACGTTGCAATGCACCTGCACGGGTTGACTGCTCTTCTAGTAAATCAAACAATCCTCCTTGACCCTTTTGCCCCTCAAGCTGAGTCATTTCAGCCTTAATAGAAGCAATCTGGGAGGCACGACTGGACCCTGATCCAAGAGATTGTGCTATTTGGTCGACTTCCTTGTTGTATGCCGCTAGTTCCTCGTCGTAGTTAGGGTTTCTGATCTTTCTTATTCTAGAACCAGAGGACCTTCCTTTTGAACTTGTGTTTAAAGTTAGTAGAGCTTGCGGCTCTCGTCCAACAGCCGCACGGGCAATCTTCATTGCCTCTTTGCTGTTTAGCTCTCTTCCGCCAGCAGCTGCGCCAGCTTCTAGGCCAGCGAGTTGCACTTCTAGTCTTTTATACTGAGGGTTATCTGTACCACCCGCAATACCTTGAGCAAACGTATTAATGTCCGCAAGCTCTAGAGCAGCGTATTGAGGGCGATACCGTGCCTCTGCGCCGATCAACCTGTCCTGAAGTCTAGAGTCAGTAACTCCTGCGTAATTGGTAAATCCCCTACCAAAAAGGAATTCGCCCGACGCCTTTCCAGGATCGATTGGATCAGGTTGTTGTATTGTTGTGCTACTTCCGCCTTTGCCACCCATAGTATTTAGTTGTTAATGATTTTTTTAAAAAGTTTATTGCTGTAATTCATTCGCTTAGGGAATCCGCTTCTGTATCTTAAGCCTATTTTATTTTTAGTAAGTACCTCTGGGCATTTATCAACGAAGTCCCGTGTTAACTTCTTGAAGGAGTTCTTGCCCTCAGAAAAAACAAAAGCTAAAAATATACTATCTCCGTCTTCTGCATCAGGCTCCCAGTTATTTATAAAATTCCATCCGTCATCCCTGTTGCAATTATACCACATAAATACACCCCTAATAGTTTCGTCTGCATTGTGGTGAACAATTAAGGTTTGCTTCGCCCAGTGGTATGCAACCATAAGGCGTATCATTTCTTCTTCCCATCCATCAAATACTTTCCCGTTCTCGTGTTCAACGCAGAAATCCACGACTTCATCTATAAAGTCAATGGCTTCTTTCTGTTCAGCATTTTGCAATGCTAGTTGAACTGATTGCAGGAGGGGGTTCATATATTAATTTAATATGACTCCCCTTATAGTAGTTTCTGCCGTGCTATTTATAGCACTATAAGCAATGCTAAAACTAACCTGGTCTTTATTGATTGGTAAATTATATGTTGTTGCCGACGTTCCACTATTACTATTAGTGCCACCGTCTTTTATTCTTGCTATAGTGGTCAATTGACCGTTTGGTAATGACGCCTCTATGACGGCCGTATTTTCCGTAGAGCTTGAAACTAAAGAATAAATTACGACTGCAGTAATTTTAGATGTATCAAATCCTGCGTCACTGGAGGTGTAGTCCGCAATATTCCAAGTTATGGTGCCAGAAGTTTGATTGCCTGAGGCTAAAGTATTTGTCCCGCCTGTAAGGCTGAAAAACTTTGGTCGCAATGAATCAGCGTAAGCCTTAATACTGTCCGAGGTAGCTAAGGTAGTATCAGTAGCAGTAGCCATTGTGTCGTCGTCAATGACATCTGTTAGCTTTGCAAATGTTACATTTGCATCTTTGATCTTGGCTGTCTCTACTGCATCCGTAGCAAGTTGAGCCGTGTCTATGCCACCTTGATTAACTACGATCTGACCCGCAGAGTTAACGTCAGTAGTTTGACTGTCTGTTGCATCCTGATTAAACGTAGCCAAATCAAGCAAGTCGTTGATCTTGTCAGCCGTAAGCTGTTCTCCGTTGGCGAACGATGTTCCTTTATTTATAATAGACATAATTTAAATTGTTAAAGTGTTCGTGTCCACATATGGACTACAATGTATGGTTGCAGATTGTTGTGAGGAGAAGCATTGCCTGTTCCGTCACCATTTTCACCTAGATTCGTGCCTCCATTGGTGCTATAATTTGCTGTGCCAAGGTTATATGCGTCTCCGCCCTGCGAAGAACCACCAACAATATTTGCTTTCATAAAATAGGAGTGCACGTGCGGAGGTATTTCAGTTTTAGCTAGGGTATGTGTCTTAGCTCCAGTTGTTCCATTCGTGTTAGTTCCGCTTCCGACTATGTCAAAGTCATTATCAGTTGCATCAATTCCTACAGGAACCTTACCAGCACCAAACGTTGCCCAAGTGCCAAACCCTAGCAGTGTTGCTGGATCAGTTGCATCCGAGGCATTCATATAAATAGAACCCACTGGATATGCTAACTCTAAGGCATCTGTTGCTAATTTAGCTGCAGTTACTCCGCCGTCCTTGATGTGAAGTTTACCAATGTTAGTCCCTGATGTAATCAGCTCAAGGCTTGTTTCGTCCACGGGGTCGTTAAACGTAGCTGCATTTGCAACGTTGTTCAGGTCGACTGAAGTAACTGGATCAGTAGTTCCAAAGGTTTTTCCTGTAGTAATAATTGCCATATCTTATATTGCTGTATTTGTTGATCTAAATGCTTCAGCTCCGCCAACCTTGATTCCTCTGAATCTAGGTCGGCCAACTGTATTGTTAAGGGTGACTTGCATCCCGTATGCTCGTTTGTTACCTATTCTACCACGGACGGAAACATCCTCGTCGGGATCTAGTGTAGTGCCTGAGTTTAATGCGCTTAGACTACCAAGGTCTACGGTGGTGTCAAGGTTCTCCATTTCTGCGCTAATGCTCAAGTCAGAGGCTTCATCTACGGACGACTGCACGTGCAACTCTAGGTTATTCCAGCGCTTGCGGTCCATACTACCTAGGGTAAACTGCCTAGTAGTAACAGAAGCTGGTATATTATAAGGCTCTTCGACTTCGGCTCCTGACACGGGAATAGTTGTAGCGAGTAAGTCCTTCGCCTGTATACGGGCATCAAGCCTATGCACGCCGCCTCGACTATTTATTGCGTAGACAGCACGGTCGGACTTCTTGCCCCCGACAATTAAGTCAGAAATGTCCCAGTTTGGCGCATTGGTTGTGTCAATGCTCTCCCACTGCTTGTTAATCAAGTTAAAGATTAATATAGCATTGTTAACCTGCGTAACATTTATTTGCGTTGAAGACTTGCCTTCGCTGTCCACCGTCACGACTTCTTCGTTCAGGGGAACCGCCAAGTAGTATCTATTGTCGAAGTATACGCCTACGCTCTTGTCCCATACGTCCCTATTAATGCGTTGAATAATAGAATTAATGGGAGAACTGAGTGGGACTTCGTTGCCACGAAGGTTATATAGATCCTGGAAGTTAGCCCCGTATACACCGTTGTCAGAAAGGAACAACACGTTGTTCCCGACCTGTATAATAGTCTTCCTAGCTACGCACCCTACCTCGTTTGTTATTAGTTGAGTAGCTGCGCTTTGTCCTGCTCCACCTATAAGGTGAATACTATTGCGGTTGAAGACTAGCAGCTTGTCGTCCGAGAATGAATGCAGGCCGACATTGAAATCCGCCGTCCCTGCGTTAAACCTGAACTGAGCATATATCTGGTCATAGGTATCGGAGTCCAGTATGTCCGAAGTAATAACTTCGTCTAGAATCTTCCTGTATGTAAAGCTATCTTCTGCGTCATTTACTGTGTATTTAAACGGCATTACCAGCCTGCGCTGGTGATACGTTGCATACTCAGGAGCTGGCATATGGCTAAACCCTAAGCCGACTGATACCTGCTTGGTAAATACAGGAGTAGCAGACAAGGACTCACCGTCTGTAGCGTGCTCTGTTGTTTTTGCTGCGTCTATGTAGAACTCAATTCCATCCGCTAGGTTGACAGTTTCACCTCCAGATAGTGTAACGCTTCCGTTCTGGGGAATATAAAAAGTCACCGTGTCAGTCGTGCGTTCAGCTACATACCTTTTCCCGTCGGTCTTAATATCTCCAAAGCCAGCAATAGTAATTGGGTCACCAATGTCATAACCGTGCGCAGTAGCGGTTATAACTATCTGATATAGTCCATCATACTCTGCATTGCCGTGAGCAGTTCCATTGTTAACCGCTGCGGTAATAACCTTTGTGGAACCTTGCTCGTATACTCTAGCTACATTAAATGTTTCACCTAGTGTAAGTCCGCTTGTTTGGCTACTTTGACTTGGAGATATTACTGAAAGTATATTGCCGTCAACTACACTTTCAGTTTGATGAATAACTCCCCGACTATTAATAATAGCGAACTCACCTGCAGCGCATACAATCTGCGTTGGCTGAGTATAGGTTCCACTTTCTACACGTTTAAATGCTGGAGATATTTTAGATGCTGCGCTAACTGTATATGTAGCTGCATCCTGATATACAACTGGTAAGTCATACGTAAAAGAAGTATCGTCTGCCACCGTCTTGACTGTCCAAGTGCCGTTTGGATCTTGGTCTGTTACAGCGGGGTCTCCCTCTCCGGGGAACCCTGTAAGTCCCGCAATAGTAATTGCGTCACCTATAACTAATCCGTGCTTTCCCAAGGTAGTAACGCTAGCTATATTTGAAGCTGCACCCGTGCTGGCTGATGCAATGCTAACGGGGCTAAAGAACTTGTCGTTTTCTAGTGCAGTCTGACCGTCACGGAATATAAATATCTTATTAAATGCCTGCAGCATACTGCTGGCAGGCGGCACGTTTTCACCTGATGGGTAGCCCATCGTGATTGATACGCTAGTATCATTTAGGTCAGTAGCTACTGCGCTGACATTGGATGCTAATATAATAAACTGACTGTTGGTTTGGTTAGGATCACTGAAGGTCGTGCTTGAATAAACACCAGCAACGTTTCCTTGGTCTAGGACCATATTGAACCCAATGACAGGGGACAAGGTAATGGTAGTCAGTGCAGGTTCCGTGCCTCCGTCGTCTAAATTAAATGGGAGCGTAAGGGCAAAGCCGCCGTAAGCGGCTACATCAGCACCAACCAAGTCATACTCAATTGTCTTTGTGCCATCCCCGTTATCTGTTACCGCAGTAACCGTGTGAGATCCGTTGGGGTCTGGAGTCCCCGTTAAGCCTTCTACGTATACCGTGTCTCCTACTGCAAATATGTGACCTGGGAGGACGGCGGGGTTATCAGCGACAATAAGAACCTTATTGCTAGCTAAACTAGCGGATCTAATTGTAGTAGGCAGTAGGCCAACCACTGAAGGGTTGACTTGAGTTTCTGAACTAGTAGGTAGTCTTAGGACGGCATCACCAGAAGCAAAGGGTGCCTTGATTACGTTGATACCCTTCCTTACCTGCCACTCGCCATTCTTGCCAATGCGCCCGTTTGAACTGTTCGCCAGCATCCCAGACTGTAGCTGGTCGGGACGGCTGTAAGTATTGAACCCGACGAACCCCACGTCCATATCATCTGTGATAGGATCATCATTGGGACCATATGTAGTATAGCGTGACAAAGTTTTTTATTGTTGGTTAACAGTCCCAGGCCTTACGGCTCCAGTAGTTAGCTGAT